GATCACACGGTCAGTATCAATCCCAGCAGATTTAAAGTAATCAATTGGTGATCCAAACTCTGAATCATAGAATAGAAGTGCTGCATCTTTGTGTTTCTTTAGATATGCTGCAGCCATGATGAGTGCATACATACTCTTGAAATGTCGGCTTGGTCCTGCAATAGTCAAGATACCGGACTTTAAACCACCAGTCAAAGATCCACTGAGAGCCAAATTGATGGCTGGAATATCTGTTGGGGTTTCATCTACATCGTTCATCATGACACTCTTCTCTAGAAGAGAAATATCTTTGATAGATGAATTCTTCATCAATTTATCTAAAATGCCCATTAAATCTCCAAATTACATATTATGATTCTATCACATCAGAAAACACAAGATTAGAAAAGAACCATCCTGCGTTCTGTTGTCCAACCGAGAGGTTTCAGTAGAATCTCCACACTAGCTATCATAGTCTTTTCCCACATGGTATGTACATCAATGAACCCACCAAGACCTAATTCTTTAGGCAACTCTGCATCTACAGGGTAGGCTATGATGTTCTGCCCAGTCTTGTTTGGAAGTTTCAGATAAAGATACCTAATTTTAGAATCATTCGGGATCAATTGATATTTAGAATCAAGACCCATTTTCTTGAGAATAGCATTATATGAAATTGCAGCTCTGACCTGCATCGGTGTACCCTTAGCACATAGACTATTATCTGTAGTAAGAAATGCCGACATATTATTCATCCCCTTGGGGATTGACATTTCACTAGGTGACAACTTGATGAACTCTGAATACGAATTTTCCAAAAAGTCCTGTACAGCTTCTTCACCATCATCAAAGATAATAGGCAATAGATTCTCTAGTTTTGATCTGATGAACTTCGGGGTGGATGATTTAATCATCTCCAGACCAACACTCTTGAACTTCGGTGATTTATAAACTACACCTTCACTGGAATGGGCGCGGATGACATATTTTTTCTTTGCTACCCAGATAGCCTTATCTCCAATAACTTCCAATTTGAATGACAATTTATTCTCATAAGCCTTCATAGCATCACAGCAATCAGATACAATCTTATTGACCTCAGATTGAATCTGATCAACTGCCACCTTAGAAAGCATTGGTGCAATCTGTTCTGGTGTCTTCTTTGACATCCATTTCTTTACGATAGGTTGCACATCGAAGTAAACAGAATCTGTATCAATGTAGATGAGATATTTGTGGTCACTTGTCCCGAATTTCTCATTCAGCACACCGTCAATTTTACCTTCAATTGAACGGAGTACATACTGTCCTGTTAGGGTGATAGTCTCTGCCACATTGGAATTGAAGAATCTGAATCCACGATTTCCCATAGCACCATACAAAGAATTCAATAGAATCTTAAACGCCATCTGCTTAGCATCAAGTGAGGCAATATCGGCCTCAATCTTAGAATCAGATCCACCGATGTTCTCTAATTCCTGTTGCTTATCTAGCATAGAACGCTTTGTAGATTTTCGTAATGCCATGTATTCCTGTACAATGGTAGGAATAACGCCACGAGCACTCTTATCAAAGGCAACGCCAGTTACAGCTGCACAAGAAGATTCTGATGGGAATGTGAATTGACATCTTTTATCAAGAATAGACTGGAGTGATACATTGTAATCTATCCCAAGATAAGTCTCTGGTGAGATATTAAGTGTCATCATTATAGATGGATAGAGAGATGTTGCATCTAATGATAGCACCCAATCATAAAATCCAACTTTTGGATCTTTGATATATGCACCTTCGATGTGCTTATTCACATCTGGATTTGATTCTCTAATCGGTACCACTTTACCATCATCCATGAGACGATTGTGCAATAGTGCATCCCATGTCTTCACTGGGCTAAATACATCATTAAAGTTCACCTTTGCCATGTAGGCGATGGTATAGATCAAATTCAGCAATTGAAGCTTCTGATCGATTCTTCGAACTAATGCCGTATCTCGGATGTTGTAATCTACATACTTCTTGAATCCATTATCATAGAAATCATTGAAGTCTGTAAATTCACTATGATCTAATTTACCTTCACCCAACTCATCCATTGCAATACTATTGAGTGAGTAAGATTCATGGTTACCGAAGGTAAACTTTTTATAGATAGCCATATAGTCCAGGATGGATACCCCAGAAATGCTTGATACTAGCTCTTCTTCACCAAATGACCCAGAGATCTTCTTCTTAAATGTTGAAACTTTACCCCATGGAGATAGCATGTTTGTTACATCCTCACCACAGATCAGATTGCATCTATTGATGATGTATGGGATATCGAATCTCTCGATGTTCCACCCAGTAATCACATCTACTTGATGTGAATTCCAGAAATCAATGAAGTGGCGGAGTAGACCAGCCTCAGATCCAGCATTGATAAATTGTGTGCAGAACTTTGGTGTAGAGCCACCAGGATAGGCCTTACCAGAAAAGACATATGTAACCCCATCTGATAGCCTCTGCATCGTTATGAGTGTGATCTCAGCGTTTGCTGTCTCTACATCAGGAAATCCAGATGGGCGGCCGTCAGAATCTACTGGCAATTTTGTCTCAATATCCAATGACCACCCAGAAATCTTAGATTGATCGAATCTTATCTCATGATCATAGATATTGTAAATACTTTGTAAAGTGAAATTATGTTGACCAAAAATATCTACACCACCAACATCTTCATATCGTTTGATAAAGTCCTTTGCTTCTCTGATAGACGAGAACTCATAGGACTTAGCATCACCACCATATAGTGTTTTGATATCACCGACACTTTCGGTAGAAGATAGATACATTTTCAGCTTAGGCTGAATCTTATTTTGCCACTTACCCCTCTCATCCGAATATCCACGGACAGCAATTTTACCATCAACTATATCTACATTAGTGTAGAAATTGTAATTTTCTGACAAATTCAAACTCCATATAAAATCATGGCAGCATCCAAGGCCGCATCGATGTCCGGACTATGCTTTGATTCCATGAATTTATTTGCACCTGGACACCTGCTCTCATCTATTTTAACATAAGATCGAACTGCAGTTTCAGGATATAAGATGTCAATCGCGGTGCGAACATCTCGGTATTCCCAGAACTTAAACAGTGGATCTACCCCAAGTGTATGGACACATAGGTGATCTAAGATCATAGAATCAAAGGACCCACGCGTGAAACATGTTAGTCTATCCTTCGGTTTAGATCTATCAGATATGAACTTTTTGGTCTGGAGGATAGCATCTGAGGCTAATAGATCACCTTGTGTTGGGATAAGATTTTTTATCTTTTCTGTTTGGCCTTGTTTAGCCCACCATTCCATAGTAGACTTATCGACAGTTCTACCGGATTGAATCTGAGACTTCGAATCGAGTTTAAGAAATAGAGAAGAATCTAAGATAGATTGAAAAGATCGATCTTCCTGATTTTCTAAATGAATCATACCAATCGACAGGACTACAGCACTCTGACTTGTCCCGAGGGTCTCAATATCAAGAAAAAACATAATTTAGATAAAATAAAAGGTGGGACTAGTCCCACCAGAAAAGGTGGGACTAGTCCCACCAGAAAAGGTGGGACTAGTCCCACCAGAATCAAATGATACTTACATACCAAAGATTACGCGATCAAATGCTGGAGAACCTGTAGTCCCACTTTTGACTGCTTCTTCGATCAGTAGATCTTTTACCTTCACAAAAAGGTCCACATTGCGATAAACCTTACCAACGCGCTTGGAAGAAGGTCCACCAACTTTATTTGAAAGGAGTCGGTGGTAAGTAACACCATTACTGGCAATCGCGCCTTTCATGGGAACACCTTCATTGTAAATCTCACCAAACATATTCATCGTGTAGCAACTGTCTAGTTCAGAATCAACTTGATTCAAGTACACAAGTGAATTTGGGAGAATTTCGCCGCGGGCTGAAATGGTGGTGTAACTGTTGAATTTGACTGCCATGATAAGTTCCTATGTGATGAAGAAATTTAATTTTATCACATAGGAGAATAAAAGCTCA